TAAATTGCCTTCACACAATTTAAGAGGTTTCTCGGATTAGTCTATTGACTAAAAATCTTAATACAAGTGAAGGGTTGCATTGCAAATATAGTTATTAATTATTAATGCGCAACAGTTTTATGTAAAAAAAGATATGTCACGCTGTAAACCCTAATAAAATAAGGGCTTAACAAAGAAAAGTGACATATCTTTATAAAAACAGTCAGTAATCAAAACTTTTTTATTTTACGTTTTCGTTTTTTATATAGTAAGTATAAAGTACTTTTTTAGTCGATGTGTCACGCTTTTTTGTAAGTTAATACAAATAAAAAAACCTTAACACGTTTAGTATTAAGGTTTTAAGATAAATCACTGAAAAATAGCTTTTAATCGACTTTCTATCTTTTCTTGAAGATATGCGTAAGTTCTAGGGACTCCATTTTTAATCATATTTACAAATCTGTAGTTGTTTTTAAGATACTCTTGTATTCTTTGAACTAAATACCCAGTTCGAACACGGGTTTCATATACTTCTTTTGTGACTCGGTATAGTTTCCAAAGGTCAACATATTTTTCAATTAATATACGATAGTAGTCTTTTTTATCATTGCTGGTCCTGACAACAAACTCAGCTATTTTTTTACCGTTTGGTAATGGTATCACTTGCAAAGCAACTGTTTTTTTATCCACAATATCCAATTCGTTTTCCTCTCCTTCTCCAGTTGGGGCCCTGGTAGCTAATTGTACAGTATTTACATGACCACAATCAGGGCATTCATCTTTATTAGATCCGAGCCAATTATAACCGCATTTTTCACATTGTACAAGAGTTTCTTTTTTCTTTTTAGCCTTTACTACTCCGTTATAAAAAATATCCTTCCAATCCAATTGATCGGACCATTTACCAAGTCGTTTTACATTTCCTCCTAAATCAATTACAATAAAGTTATCTTTAAAAATTAAGTCGCTCGGTCTTGCTCCCCTGCCTATAATTTGGTGCCATAATGAAAGTGACTTTGTTGGACGATTTACTATTATACACTCTACTTCTTTTACGTCAAAACCAGTGGTAAAAGTTCCTGTGCTTACAAGTATAGCTCCATCCGTTTCTTTAAACCATTGGACCGTTGTTTTACGCTCTGAACTTTCATTGTTTACAGAATCGTAAGATTGTATTTTATTCCCTGCATCCGTAAAAGTTTGGACCAATGAAGTATTTTGTTTTGTCGAAGCTGTAAAAATCATAGTCTTTTTACCGAGTGCCTTTTCTACATATTCATCTAAAACATTTTTATCGTGTTTTATACTTTCCTCAGCTATTTCATTTTCGTCAAAATCATCGTCTCCTTTTGCTTTTAATTCTGAATAATAATCATAATCGAAAATAATTTCATCTACAAGCGAACCTTCATCAATCAGGACCCGAATAGGAATACCGACAATAACATTTGAATAAGTTTCAGACAAAGTTATAGGCGCGCTCCATTTTATAGCATAGTCCTTATAACAGCAAACTTCACGTGTTTTAAATCTCTTGTTACAATGTTCGCATTCATAATAAGTAATTCTTTTGTTTAGTGATGGAGTTGCTGTAAATCCAGTCCTAAATGCATTATCGAATAAATGAAATGTTTTTACATGTACTTGTTCGTGTGCTTCATCTACAATAAACAAACCAATATCAAGTTTTATTTTTCGTGAATGAATTGTTTGAGTCATTCCAACAAAAACATTATTACTAAAATCGGGTTTTGACTTTGCTGTAATCTTATCGTTTAGTATTCCAAGTTTTGCGAGTGTCTCAGAAGTTTGATCCACAAGTTCGTCACGATGGACCGACACAAGTACCTTTTTATCTGGATTACGATTAAGCCATTCTTTAATAAAAAAAGCCATAATTACAGTTTTACCTGATCCTGTTGCAGACTGACATAAAACTGAGTCGTGAATTTTCTCTGCTTCAAATATGGAATTGACCATATTTGATTGGTAGTATCTTAATTGCATAGTGTATGAATGAAAAAGCCCCTATGATCCACTACAATCATAAGAGCCTTTTAGATTAGACGTTGTCTAAATATCTTCTCGCAAGTAGTGGGTTGCGGTTTACTCAAACTTACAATTTTACTTTTGATTACGCAATTTTTTTTGTGTTAAAGTTAAGAACTTGTCAAACTTCTTTTTAGCTAATTTTTCAGAAGTCGCAATACATTCAAAAAAACTACCATCTGTCCCGTAATAAAACTTATATTCTTTACAGCCTTTCGGGATTACTTTTTTAGGCGGTTTGGGTGGTTCAAATTCTCTTGGCTCGTTTTCTCTATCAAAATTTGTTTCTGACATCATTGCCATTGCCATAACAAATCCTAAATAACCTTTCATTTTACTATTCATAACATATTTAATTTTAAGTTTCCGTACTCCTGATAACAAGTGATATGAGCGATTTTCGGCATTTGTGATTATTGATTTATTTTTTTGTACTTGGTAATATTTGGTAACATCTGAAAGTCGGTTTTCTACCACTCCGAAAATCCGCACATATCACTGAACCGTTATAAGCTATTTTGAAATTCCCAAAAAGAAAGCTTTCCTTTTACGTTTAGAATAGGCTTTTCATAAAGAACTGGATTAGCCAGTACCCAATTATAAATTGGTTTTTCACTTAGAACAAATACTCCATCACCAACATAATTACCTTTTGTTTTTTCGGCCCAAATGGAATGGTGATTCACTACGCAATCAATAATTTCAACTTCGCCAATGATGGCTCCAAATGGCATAGTACCTTCAAAAGCTGTTTGCAGAATAGGTATGGCTTGTTTGGTTTGTTCATCTGTCAATTGAATATTGAATTTTTTAGATCCTGAAACATGAATATAAATTTTGCCACGAAAATGAGTTTTCCATTTTCTATTTTCGATATCCTTTATTCCTAATAATGGATTATTTTCTCTAGGTGTACATACAAGAGAAGCCCACGGTTGTTTTATTGATAGTGCTTTCATTCTTTGTTGTTTTTTATTTTCTTCCATAATTTCTTTATTTAAAAGCCACCCGTTTTAATTGATGGCTTTTGGTTTTGTGTTTAAATTTCTATTACAGAAAATGGAATTTCTTCATAAATATTATATAGTTCGCTAAATTCTTTAGGATAATCTTCTGAATTTTGCCAGTCAATTTCAAATTGTTTGCTTTCTTCATCTTCATTAAATTCTATCATTCCTTTTTTTACTGCCTCATATTCGTTTTCGGCAGTAATTTTAAATAATTTCAAGACATTTTCGAATAACGAAAGAATGCCTACTACATAGTTTTTCATAATTATATTTATTTAGATTATTTTAAATTCTGTTTGTTGGTTAGAAAGGGAGGTCGTCAGCTTCTTCTTCATTGAAATTAGTCGCTGGCGCAAAAGCTTCTTTTGTTGGTGTTGCAGGCGTTTGTATTGGCGCTCCAGCAACTCTTTCAATTCTCCAGCCTTGTATTTGATTAAAATACTTGGTTTCTCCTTGTGGATTAACCCACTCACGACCACGTAAATTTATAGAGACTTTCACTTGTTCGCCAATTTGATACGGGTCAATTAAATCGCATTTATCCTGTGCAAATTCAATAAGAATATGCTGCGGGTATTGCTCGTCTGTTGTTACTACTAATTCAGACTTTTTAAAACTTGCAGTTACTTGAATATCTCCTGACTTGTACTTTACTTTTCCTTCTACTTCCATGTTTATTTTTGTTTTAAATTATTTCTTCTTTGTTCTCTTAATTGAAACTCACGTTCCGAAAGTAATTTTTTAAATCTTTTACTCTCTTGATAAAACATATTGAAAGTTTCGTCTTTCATGTTTTCATTCCAATCACCTTTTTCTTCGCTTGTTATCTTTGAAGATAAATGTTTTTGTCTTATTTCTTCTGGAATTAAAAAATATTCCTCTTCTGTAATTCTTAAAAATAATTCGTTATTTGCTCCCATCTGTATCTGGTGTTAATTCTAATTTTCGTTTATCTTTTACTTCTACAAACTCTGGATTAGTTTGAAATGATTTATATTTTGTCCAAACTTCTCCCATTGCTTTAATATCTACAACCTCTGACATTTCGTTTTTAGCTATTTCTAAAGGACTTAAAACAATTTCACCGTTATTGCACCATTCCATTAACTTGCGCCCAGTTTCCGAATCAATAACAAAAGGCGGTTGATCCATAAAAAGCCCTGTACGGTCTTTTGATGCCGTTGCCATGTGATTAGTTTCTAAATTAAAATTAATCGTTAATTCGTACTCAAAACCTTCTCTAGTGATTTCTTTTAGCCCTACCTTAACAGGAGCTTGTTTGCCTTTATCATTTAAAGCCATTTCATAGTCTTGTTTTCTCCTTACTGATGAAATAATATGACATTTACTAGATAGAAGCGTATCAATAAAATTTTGATGTCTAGGAGTTACGGAAGCCCAATTTGTATAGCTGTTACCTGTCATTTTAGAGTGAATTTCTAAACACCCGCCTTTACCGTCCCACTCATGAGTAATTGAATCTATAATGATAACCTCCATCCCTGCATTTTCACAAACTTTAATTGCTTCTACATAACGTTCTGGATTGAAAGGAGCTTCTATGTCTATTGCATTAAAATCACCTAAATGACTGTAAAGACTTGCGCTCCCATTTTCGGTATCTATAACCGCTATTTTAGTCCAGTCGTTTGTCATTCCGTAAGCCAATAACAAAGCGCTCATTGTTTTTCCTCCACCGCTTACAGCCGATAATCCTAATCTAAGTTTTACTTGTTTTCTGGTTGCCTTCTTTAATTGCATAATCTTAATTTTTAATTGGTTTTTCAAAAATAACATCCATTTTGCTAATCGTAGAAGCGTTTGGAATGAAACTGCTTATTGTTTGCGCTCGGTCTAAATAAGACTTACGCTTATTTGCTAAGTACTCACAAAATTCATCTTCAAATTCATTAAAAGATTCAATTTGTTTTTTGTGGTCTCCAGTTGATAAAATTGATAACATCATATGAGACGCTATTTCTTTAGGCGTTGGATTTGTTAGCCTTAATAGGTAAATAAGTATTCTTTTCATAATTTTATTTTTTAATGGTTAATTCCCGAAGTATTTTTTTTTGATTCTCTTTGTTTCCTCAGCTAATTCATTTTGATAGAGAAGTGTTTTTTCGATTATTTCCTCAGTAGCTCCTACATAAAGTTTTGGTACATCTACAAAAAGCTTTTTAAACCAGTTCTTTTCAATATTAGAACGCTCTTTTCCTGTTGCGATAGACAGAACCTCATAGAAATAAGGTCTGTCTTTTATTCTTTTAAATTTTGCTAACATATTTTAAATAGTTTTTTAAGTTTGATAATTGCGTATGAAGCGCTAACGTCTCCTAATTCTTCTACTATGCTTTTTACTTCAGCATATTTTTTTCTAAGTTCTGAATAATCTTCTTGCAGTTGTTCTAATTCTGAGAATGGAGGCAAGTCTTCCATTTCATCTAATGGGTTGTATTCTGGATATTCTGTCATGGCTAACGTTGTTTTAACATCGCATCTGCAAGTCTATAACCTGTCCTAGCTATTATATCGTCAGTTTCATTCATTTCAGTTTCTCCAAATTGTCTTTTCAGCACTTCTCCTATATTTGGTTGTGATAATATAGCCTGCATCGCCTTAGCTGCAAAATAATCTCGTAATGTCATACCTCTAAATTCATCAATGCACGTATTTGCGTCTTGAGGAAATGCAATTGGATTGCTAGGTTTTTTATTTTCTTCCATGTTTTTAGTTTTTAAAGTTAAACAAATGTAGTGTATAATTATGAATAATAATAATATAATATGTTAAATTTTTCAAAACGGAATAAATTCTTTTTTGGGCTTAGGGAGTAAATCTTTATACTCCCGTTTTATCTTCTCGCTTATTGCATCACGAATGAATTTACCAACATCAACATTATAAGACTTCATTTTTTGAAGTGTATTCAACTGAATTTCTGAAACACGAATTACTTTAGTTTTAGTGTACTTTTTCATAATTGTAATACATTTATAACGTGTATCCGATAGTTAGCAGGCATTAGCTATATTTGGTTTTTCATAAGAAATTCTGTCCACTGGACCGCCATTGCTTTTGCTATTCCTGGAAACGTTTTGCTTCTTAATTTTGCTCTTTCGTCTTTTGGTAATTTCCAAGCTTCCGCATACCACGCAGGCATTGTTTTTCCGCTTGCAAATTCAGTTCTTTTCGGTGGATCGACAACATCTGTTGCTTCTAGTTTTGGTAATCCTTTTAGCCATAAGCAGGTCTTTTTTTCAAAAGCATCGCCAAATTGATAGGGATTAATTATCTGGTCGGGTTTTCTCCATTCACTACTCATTATTCCCACAGGATTTTCAATTGCAATAAAATCACAATCAGCATCAGCAAGTAATTTAAAGAATCCAATTGCTTCTTTTCTGTCTTCGTGCCTTTTTATCGCTTGCTCTCCATATCTTTCAATATTAAACCATCTATTACCCGTAACAGTCAAAAATGTGCAAGGAGGAAATCCTATAATTGCATCCCATTTTTGTTTTAATAATTCAGTTACATCTTGCTGTAAATGCCATTCGGGATGCCCGCCTGAACACGGTAATATATCACAAGAAAAAGCCTCGTGACCTAATTTTCTTAATTCAATTGTAACCGCCTGGCTTTCTTCACAGGCTAATAAAAATCTTAATTTTTTCATAACAACTTTTTTACTTAACGACCCGTAACGCCTGCTAACAATGCATAACACTAATTACGGTTTCGGTCTTGAATTTATAATTGGTTTTGTATCAGCGATACGGTTTTTAATCTGAATGTTTCGGCTTATTTAGTCCGTAACTAGAGTTATGCTCAACGTTAGGGAACAGCTTGCGTAGGAATCTCCAAAAGTCCGTAAAATTCATTATTACAGCATTTAGGGCATATTAATTCTGTCATACCGTCTCCTAAATAATTTGTTCCTTTTTGCTCATCTGTGCCTTCCCATTTGCATTTTTGTTTAGTACATTGGTAAGCTTTTGCTTTTTCTCCGTGTTTTGTGAATTTTATTTTTGCCATTTGTTTTCGTTTAAAAAATAGGTTTGCCGTTCTTATTTATCGGAACTCCTGTAACTGTTGTCACTTCGTGCTTTCCGTTTATTACAATATATTTTCTTTTGGATTTAGAGCTAAAAAATTCTTTTAACTTAGTTCTTCTATATCCACTTTCTTGGAGTCTATTTCTAATTTCCATAATATTTGTCTTTAAAAAGCCGATTCCCTAACAGCTAGTATATTTCAGCTTAGCATCAGGCTTAATTAATAATTGATTTTGTGTCAGATTTATGGTTTCTCAACCGAAAGATTTGGCATCCTTGTCCCAACCGAAATTATACTAGCGAACCGTTAGCACCAATTATACACGAGCAAAATCTTGCATAATTAGACCTTTTTCTCCATTATTTGATATTTCACTACAAGTTGAATATTTATCATCTAACCAAGGAGTTTTAGTGCCAGCCGTTTTACTATTTAAAAACTCGACTCTATTTTCATCTCCTGCGTTTTTATTTGCTATTTCCCTTGCTTCTTTTTCGTTTTCAGCTCTTATTATAAAACCGAAATTTTTATCATACCAAGGTTTCCAAGGATTGTCATTTAAAGGTAAATTTTCAATTGCTCTTAATTCGTAAACTTTCAAAATAACTGGTGCTAACAGCGGTTTTGACTTATTGCCACATTCGGCTAAATTTTCAGTTTGTTTTGTACTTGTATTCATTGTGTTTAATTTAAATATTAGGTCTTATTTTATTGGCAACAAGACAAAGCCACAGGACGTTACTTCCTCCTAACTACCACCCAACACACTAATGCAACAATCGGCACTAATATAGGCAAGTCATTAATTACGTTTTCTATCATGATTTCTGTTTTTTATTGATTAATTTTCTTCTTTCGTTTCTTTTTTGTCTACCAGTTTTTATTTCAGCTGGCTTTTTATAAGTTTCTTTTATTTCAAAGTCTCCTAATCCATATCTAAATTCTTCATGCATGATTTCTGTTTTTTAGGGGTTATAAATACAAATTTGCTCTTTGCGTTTCTGTCATCTTGATATTCTTTGCTCATGAATGTATCATAACATTCTTCAGAACATACAGGTGGCTCAGTTGGCAATCCCATACAGCCACATTCGTGACCACTACAACACATATTTACTTCAATCTCATATCCACATACATCGCAAAATCCTTTTTGTTTACTCATGATTTCTGTTTTTTTAATTGTTCTAAATATTTCTCGCTTTGTTCTTTTTTCAGTTTAAATAACTGTTTATCCATCTTATCCACAAAATCAGGATGAATATTTCGTTTATACTGCACGTGGTTTAATTGTTTTCTTCCCATTTTAATTATCTATTAAAAAATCCATATACGGCTTGCCTGTACTTATAAAAGCATTTAAAGAATAACAATTATCATAAGATACATATCCATCATCAAATCTTTTCCACCCAAATGTATTATTAGATACAATTTCTTTATGCATTCTAATAGTCTTTAATTTATTTAAGAATCCTTCGAATATTTCTACTTCAATTATTACATGGCTTTTATTCAAGTCATATAATGTGGCTGATTTTAATTTTGGCATAATTTATATTTTTTAATAGTTATTTCTATGAAACAAATATAATACTTTTATTTTGTTAGTACCAAATATAAATGCAATTATTTATAAAAATTTAACATTTTAACCCATTTCATTGACGCCATACAAACAAAAAAATCCCCTGTACCGAAATACAGAGGACTAAAAATTTAATTATGAAAGAAAATTATCGAGTAACCAATTCGATATGGTAAAGTTAAGGAATTTGATTCAATATATCATCAATTCTTTTTTCATCTTTTTCTGTTTTGTTGAATTTTTGACTTTTTAAGAATGAACCAAGAAATATTTTACCTACTCCTATTAGTATTTTACCTACTGTTGATTCTAAAAATGGCTTTTTCATGATATTCTAAATTTAATTTCTGCTTGTCCTAGCTTCTTATCGTATCTATTTATTGCATATCCTGAGCCATTATAGTAATAAGCTACCTTTGCCCAGTTTTTTTGCAATAGTGCTGTATACAGCCTTGAATCGGTTTTTATAAATTTCAAGCCTAACCATAATTGATTAGTCTCAGATTCTTTTGCAAAGTCCACCATTTCCCCGACTGTATTAAACCCCAATCGTTTAAAATGAAACCCCATTACTTGCATAGCTCCCCATGAAGTAGACTCCATTGCTTTGTTAGGATTTTTTAAGAATGCCAAATTAAAAGCCTCCCATTCTTTTTTTTGAATATCAACTTTATTATTAATAAGAATGTTTGTAAATTTTTTAAACCAACTAGGCTCAAATTGTATTTTAATTTTTCCTGTAATTGAATCAAAACCATCGCCAGAACTTTCAACTAAATGAAAAGCTTTTATTGACGGAATAGGAATTCCAAATTCAGTTGATAACGTAGCAAATTGTATCATATTATTTCGTAAGTAAGTAAACAATGTAAGCGGAAATAATACCTACTATTGTTTTGATTATGTTTTTACTGAACGTTAAATTCTCTTTTAATAAAGCTATTTCATCCTCTGTCTTTTCCATTCTTTCGGATATTTCTTTAATCCTATGAATTACACCGATTCCTCCAGTATATTCACTGCCAACTATAGCTGTCTTTATAAGCCCCATGTCTGTAGATATTGTGCTGTTACTATCTTTAAGTAATTTTAAATGATGTTCCATTCGTTCGAACCTGGCATCATTTAGTATTTTTTCGCTCTCCATGCGCAAACGATTAGGGGCATTAGTACTATAGAGTAATATAAGAAATAATATACTTCCTCATTTAAAAATCCGATTACAAATCTAAGTATTATACTAAGAAATATTGCAGAAGCAAAAATCTTTTTATCTGGAGAGTATTTCCCAATAAAAAACATAAAATGCATTAAAGAAAAATAAACTACGCAAGTGTCTATTTTATCTAATAGTTCAAAATGATTATAATAAAACTCAGATTTAGTAAATAATAATGCGCAAATCAACCACCAAATAACTATAATTATAGGCAAGTTGCTGATTGATTTGTGCAAAAATTTCATTACGGTCTTGGGTCTCTAGGTTTTGGCAAACCAATATCCGACAAAGATTTTATCTCTTTTGGCTGTGTGAAAAAGTTTTTAACCAAATAAGCTACTCCACCTCCAATAGCAGCTAAACCAATACTTTTCCAATCTAAAGTAAATACTCCAGATTCAATAGATTGTTGAATTATTACTATTACAGGAGTTAAAACAGACATCAATAGTCCTTTTAAAATATCCTTAAAATCTAAGCTTAAAAAATTACTTGTTTTCATGTTTATTTATGTTTAATTATTAATTTACTTTATAAGAGAATGTGCCTACAAAAGAATTAGCTCCCGATGTAATTGGAACGCAAAGAATTCTAACATCCGTTGTATTTGCCACTGCTAATTGGAATACCCCACCGTAATATACGACTGCAGACGTTAAATATCCTGATAAATTACCCACCAATAAGGCAGTTGTAGCGGATCTAGCTATAGGTAAAGATGCGGTTATACTGATACCAGTACCCCCAGTTGTAACATTAGCTGTTAATCCTATCCTTACCGTCACTATATCCCCAACTCTTGTATAAACAGCAGACTCCAAAGTTGCGCCTGTGACATTTGATGTATTTGCTAAAGTGGGCGTATAACTCACACCTGTAACTACGTCTAACGTAGCTAATACTCTCCACGCTCCCCATACACCCGCCACTGAGCTAGACCTAAAGGCTCGAACATTCAAAAACCCATCTGTCAAAGTCTGTTCTTTGTAGGGAGTTGATGATGAACCTGCAGTAAATAGAGTGTACCTTTTTTGCGCCCAACCCGAAGGTATATTTGTTAATCCCGAACTAGGAGTGACATAATTACCTAAAAGAGTATAATTATCAATATTTGTTTCTGCGCTTACTATGTTTTCAGATTCAAAACCTGTGACGAAATTATACGAACTACTAAACACTTTTTTCGTTCCATAAAAAACAGGGACGGTACCGTTAAGTATTCCTGACTCGTATGCGACAATACCTTTATGAATTACATTAGAAATAGATAAATCCCTAGACCCTAAAGAGCTAGCGTGAAATGATATTGGGTCATTTGTTACTGACTCTTTTACTATATTACTTATCGAAGATTCTGATATAGACCCGTCAACTCTTATCGCATATGGCTTACTTCTAGATATTACATTGTTTATATTTACAAACGCTAAATCTCCGATAGGTGTTACGCCTCCATATACTGGGTTAGTAGACCCCATAATTACACAACTTCCTGTTATAGGCGCCGTTGTTGACAAGTCTTCAATATTTGATATTTGGACGTTTTTTATAGTAGTGGACAACACGTTAAGCAATCTAATTATGCCGTGATCCGTGTTTGTTTTAATATTAGATATCTGTATGTCTTTTGCGTTGTCGGTAACTCCTAGATTGTAATTACCTGTGACTTCCATAGCTCCATAGATACCTGCGGTCTTATTGGCTACTGGCACTAAAGTTACTGCGACCGTATCGTCACTAGTTGTGCCACTTATATTATCCACGAATATATCAGAACAACCGAGCCTAAAATCTACGCCGTCAAGATTTTTTATATACTTGGTGCTAGCCGATATTGTTCTAGTCATTACGCTGTTAAAATACAGGTCTTTAATTGTTATGCTTGTACATCTTTCAAAAGAGTTAGCCCAAGCGTGCATATTTACATATTTAAGACCTTGAATTTTTATGCCTGTAGTATACGCCATTAAAACGCCTATATTTCGCCAGTCCCCTGTTTGTGTTTGCCCTCCTACACCTGCATCAGTTCCGTAAGACGTATCCGTTAACTCCGCTGGCGTAAGGCTTAATGTTTTTCCTGTATCTCCTGTAGCTCTAGGATTGTCAGCTCCTTGTAAAATAGCATTCCCTAATCCTATAATAGATATATTTACCAATGGATTTGACGAAGGAGTAGTTAACCCAAAACCACAATTTTCAGTTCTAAAAATATTATCTCTTGAAGTGTTTGTCAACTTTAAAGTTACGTTATCAATAATTATTTTTGAATTTGATTTTAAAAGTATTGCTGAATCTATATCCCACAAATCAAAACCAGTAGCTTGGTTCTTGTTTATTCTTAATGTTTTGTTGTTCGCTACTGCAAAATTTAAAGCCAGTTGTATTTTCTGAGCGTCTGTACCTGTAAATTGATTAGGAGTTACCTCAGTTAAATTAAGCAAGTTATTTAAAGCATCTGTAGTTGTAGCACCTACAACATTTGAAAGATTCTGAACTGCGGAAGTATTCAAAGGCACAGGAACGTCAATATACGAATTATATGAAGTTCCTAAATATAAACTTTCTGTTATGTTTGCGCCTGTTGCGCCTACTTTTTCAGCCGATATATGATAACGCACTCTTTCGCCAACGTTTATAGTAAAAGGAAATTCTATCGTGTTACTTACGGGTACATTTGTTACGCTCTCGTCTGCCAAAGTTAATAATCCTGAATCTAAAATAGTAATTACAGTAACCCCTAAACTGCCCGTAACTGCTCCTGATATTCCTGATGCTATTGGAGTTCCTGCGTTATTACATTTATAAACCTCTACTGTAAATCGCTGTTGTGCGCTATTTGGAGAAGTGCTAACAGATAAATTACCTGCATAAACTCCTTTTGGAAATGTCGTAATAGCTACATAAGCATCACCTATTATGTCTTGAGTAAAATATTTTTTCTCATTGTCATTGTTTGTTACTGATTGGATAGCGCTTGCAATAACTCCTTTATTTGTGAAATTAGTTCTGTAAAAAGTCCCTGCTGTAATTGTAGTTTGGTCAGCTGTTAACCATAACCTAGTTGTAACGCCTGCTGTAGTAGCTACAATATCTCCAAGAGCATTGTCTACGCCTTGAAAATACCCTTTAATGTTTGTGGTAATTGGCGTAAAATGATGTACTGGAGGTATTACCGATAACGATATGTTTTCGCCTAGAATCTTTCCTTGAACTCCAGTTGAACTTGTAGTAGTTATAAAATCAGACGTAGTATTTAAAGGCGCTGTTTTAGTTGTAACAGTCCCAAAAGTTGGATTTTGGTATGTTTGACCGTGAATTGATACGGTACATAATAGTAAAAAAAGTATTTTTTTCATTGTTATATTGGTTTAATTAAATCTCCTAAAGCGGGTGTAAAAGTTAATGTAAATATAGATCCTGTTTGTGACCAGTCTACATCGTTTAATAATGCTCCATTCCAAAAAATGGATTTAACGGCTGCTAAAACTCCTATATTGAAATTTGTTTGTACTCCATCGGCTGTAAATTGTATTTTAGGGACTGAAATTATAGAAGCTGAGTCTGCAACTATAGGGATTTCAACGCCTATAAACCAGTAACTGCCATTAGACATTAAAGCATTTAGTTCTTCAGTACATACTATTGTAGCCCCTCCACCAACATTATAAAAAGTCCCTTTACCGACTAATATCCATTCCTCTTGAGTTGTAGCCGGTAATGTTTCTCCATCTAAAACAGTAATTGCTCTAAATGCAACGCCAGAACTTGTTTCAATTTGCAAAGCTATAAAATCGGATAATTGCTGAACCGTACCTTGCTTCAAATCTGTTCCGACTTCATGAGGAATTTTATCAGTTAAACTGAAATCAGAAGGAGGTAATTGACCAACCCTTAACGTACTTACTGAATTTGGATCTATCATGGTAATTTCATTATTTTTAAAACAACTCTATAAGGTTGCATATTTTTATCTGTTCCAGAAACTCCTGTACTATCAGTTGAAATTCCGTATGGAGCTTCGTTTAACGATCTATCATAAAAACCGTCAGCACCTTGATCTGGTCCATATCCTTTTATTTGATTAACTGTATGCGTATGAGCAACGACTACAGCGTCTTTACTTCCTCCAATTGCGCCAATTGCACTATAAGTAGTCCCGTAAGCAATATCTACTCTGCCGTCTGCATTATCAGTTCCGTTGTTACCGTTACGAATTGCAAAACCTTCACATAGATTAACACCTAGCCCCATTGTAGCGCCTGGCGTTAAATCAAAGTTGTTGGTAATGTACTCATCATCCACAATCAAAGTAACCGCTTCATAAGCCATTTTGCCAACTAAAGGAGCGAGTAATTCTATAAACTGAGCAATAGTGCTATGATTTAAAATACCCGATAATTCATGAGGTATTTTACTTTCAGTTGTGATCGGTTCTAATGGCAATTCACCAACCGAAACCGTTGTGACTAAATTTGGATCTATCATATTTCGTTTGTTCTAATTAATATATTTGGGTCGCCATTATTTATTATTATGTTTGGATCACCATTATTTAAAACCGTAGTTCCTAAAGAAGTTACTAAAGGCTCTCCAAATCCTGTCATTGAACCTGTAAAAGATATAAACTCACCTACTGGATTACTATCTGATAAACTTGTTATATGACATTTTCCGTAATCTACTATTGGATAAATAGCACCTTGAATCTTCCAATCTAACAGTATTTTATTCCTTTTGAGTAGCTTCAATTTATCATAACTAGCGACTGTAAAATTACCGTTATTCATTGTGGTATTTATTTCTAATCCTTCAAACGCTATTTCGTAAGATTGGACTAAAGGTTTTGCAGTAGCCCAGCCTTTGTTGTCTCTAGTTATAGTGTCCATCATTTCTACGGACTCATTAAAAGAATTGTTAGTTAAGCAACCAACAGGAAGCCAACCCCCATTTACTTTTACGTATAAAATCCTGTCCTCTCCTAAGTATTTCATATCACAAATATAATAAATTTTATCCTTTAATTGTAGGTTTAACTACATTCCCGTAATCAAAAGTGAATTTATAAATTAAATCTGTTATTTCAGCACAAAACAACTCTAAAAGTTTAATATCAGAAATATTAGTCATAGTGTCATATCTATACTCGATAAACATAAATTTACCGTTTATATTATTTATATCAATTACTGACAAATAAGGTAATTGACCATAAATAGATCCTTTAAATATTTGTTGTGGTTTTTGCGATATCCTAAGCTCTTCCTCTGCTGCTATTCTTAATATTGGAAAAGACTCAAAACGTCCTTTCCTATTCCATAGCGTTGTTGGTGTTACTTGATCTTCTTTAAAAATAGCGCCTAAATAAATTACTCCTGCATTATCACCATTATAAATTGTTTTCACTTCTTTAACATTAGAACTTACTTTTGTTGACCTTTCTACTGTGTGAAACTCACCTACAACGGTATTATTTGCGCCTCCATTAGTAGGGAAAAAATCTAACTCGGTAATTGTGGTAAGTCCACCATTAGTAAACCAAGGCACGCTATTTATTATTGATATAGTTAAATTTCCGCTAACAGGAATTTTAGGTATAGACACGTCAAAAGTACTAGCCCCAAAAATACTTAACGTGTAAAAATCACTTGAACTAGTTGTCCAAACAGCTAATTCAGCAGCGTCTGAAATAGGACTTTCGTTGTTTTTAGGCGAATACTTTAAATAATAAATACCTACTTGTATTTTTAGTTTTAAAAATTTTCCGCTTTCTACTCCGTCGCCTTTGGTTGCTGTATATGACATTTTTAACGATAGTAAATCATCTAGCTCAACGGATATAGGATCGCTTTGAACTGCCGGAGCTGTAACGCCTGAATTACCGTCTTTAAAAATAAATCCATTTGTATTCGTTGGATCGTTTACCAGGTAAAAATCGTCTAAAACAGTCCATCCGTCATAATTTAATAGCCCATCATGTTTTAATGTAGGATTAGGTAAAATTCCACTAACAAACCCATATTTATAATTTATTCTAAACTTTGAAATACTTCCTTTAATTTGTATGTTTTGATTCCCTCCGCAATGATGAGGATAAAAATTATCAATTTGACTTCCTAATGATTTTTGTAATTTTTTAGTCTTTAACCCTACATATAGATTATCTATATTATATGATTTAAACACAACAATTGAATTATTATAAATTTCATTAGGTTTATAAATGTACCATTGTCCATCCTCTTGAGTAATACAGGAGCAAAACAAATCTAAAACTGATTTTAACACTTCTTCACATGACATTATAGTATCATCGTCAATCCTTTGAAATCTATTAGCGTTCATGTATATTTTAGCCAATATATCAGTTGAATCGTCAATAGTCAACCCATCGTAAAAAGTGTTTATAGATACGTTTATAGGCATTTTAGTGCCTGTTCTTAAAAGACAATTATACACAATGTCAATGCCTTTCATTTTTCCTTTAAATGGAAATCCAAAAGGATCTATAAAAGACAAATTTGACAAAGAACCTAGCCCGTCAACGCAATCTAAAGTAATTACCCATGAATCACGCGTAAAAGATTGATATAAACCCTCTGGATTAACATATCCTAAGAATATTAAAACATTATTTTTATATATTTTTACGCTTAAATCTTGTTCGTTTTCGGTGTATAAATCTTCTAAGGTTAAATCTGTACTCGCTTCTAATTCTAATGTTGCTCCAGTCCCTCTAATTAACTCCAAATGGTCTTTAACAGTTCCTTTTTCAATTATTGCTTTCCCGTGTATTTCCGTTGGACTGCCTAAGAATTGTTTTTTGAAAATTCTAACTAAATATTCGTCGTTAACAATGTTTTTGTATTGTAAAAAGTACCTAAGATTTATGTTTTCGGTATCATCAGGTATAAAAGAAAATGTTGTAATGTTTGGATTTGAGCCAAAGAAATTAACGACTATCAAATCGTTTAAATTTATAGTCACTTCAATAGTTTCGCCAACAATAGAATAAACGACATTAGATTGCGAATACCTTGAAGCCATCCAGGCTAATGTATTTGAAATAGTACCCTCTAATGTTGGTTGTACTTCAATGTAAATATTAGGATCATAGCCTATAGTTCCGTAATCTACATATTGAACGTCAACAGTATTTAAGCCACTTGTGTAAACTATATTCAAACCATTTATTAGAATATCATATTGAAATCCTATTCCTGATAACGGTATATCGTCAAACTGTATTACTATTTTTTTAGCCATTTAATTACCTCCTAATCTTTTGTTTTTATCTAAGGTATTATTCAATACACCAACTAATTTGCTTCCTTCTATTTCAAAAACTACAGTACCACCTCCAAAGCTACCACCCCCACTACTTGAATAACTTGATGATGACGCGGGACTAGAATAAGAACCTCCTGTATTTCCACTTACCGAGCTATTTTTACCGCTTGCTTTATTACCTATTGCAGCACCTGCGCCTTTTAAAGCAACCCCCACGGCAATTGCAGCAGTCCCCGCAATAATACCAGCACCGGGAATCGCAATAGCTTTATCTAATACTCCTTTTGCTACTGCTAAAACACCGTATTTTATTAATAAGCCTCCCATTTCTGAAATAAACTGTCCTAAACTAGCTAATAAAGAATTACCCATAGCCTGGAAAACGTTTTTCCCACTCGCCAAAGCTTCGCCAATTGCCGTTCCTAAATTATTAAAAGTACTTGTCAGAGATCCTGTTATAATAGACTTAGCTTCTTCATTGAACCTGTATAAAGTTTCTAACATGTCAATTGTAGCTGAATCAAAAGCAACTTTTATATTACCCATTGACGTAGTGATAACACCCTCAGCACCTTGAACATTTTTAGCTATTTGCACTACTTGACCAGACAAATCAACCAATCCGCTAGAGTCAATTTCACTTTTTATTCCTATTACTTGAGGCGTAGAAAATGTTTTTTGTTTTTTACCTGCTTTAGGCGCTGCGGTTTCTAACTTTATTTGAGCAGCTGTATTTTCATTTATTTTTTTAGTGTACTTATCTTGTAAAGCTATGTTTTCTCTTAAATCAGCGCCTAAATCCTGTAAAGTAACAGAATATTGAATAGCTGCTAACGCTTGTTTTTCAGATGTACTTAAATTATTTGCATTTCCTTTGTCAAGTTCTGCTAATAAATCTATCTCACCTCTTAATTGTTTGTTTAAAACAGTGGCAAAATCTTTAGCAGCTTTTCCCTTTAATTGATAGAATTTAGCTGTCTGTGCAATAGAACTATTGATTTTTTCTTGTAAAACTTCTTCTTTTTCTGCTAACTCAACTATTTTGCCAACTGCCGCCGCCGCTTTTGCTTTTGCTATTAATGCGTCTGTAACTCCTTTTACTGCTGCGGCTACATTGCCGTTTAATATTTGTTCTTTTGTTAGATTTCCAAAATAAGCAGGATATTCATCTTGTAGTTTTTTAACAGCTATCAAACGATCAGACATTGAGAGATTAACATCTTTAGCTACTGAAACATAGGCATTCATTTTTGATATATCGCCTTGTGCATTTTTAGCAGCCTCAACATTTAAATCAGACATTGCCTTTGTAGTTCCATCAAAAGTCCCTGTTAATTTATTAAAAACATCGCCAACTGTAATTCCGTTTTGAGCCATATAAGTAAGCCCTGTAGTAACTAAAGAAACAGATAATAATATACCTCCTGTCCCTAACATTGATGAGGCAACTGATTTTAAAGCAGCTCCAGCACTTCCCGTTTCTTTTACTAAATGTCCAAAACTTTCAGCAGTTGCAGTAATATTGTTTCCAATACCCATAATTCCAAAAGGAGCATCTTGAGCAATCCTAGAAAACTGCATAAGCGCATTTCCTCCGTTAGCAACTTTTGGAGCCATACCAGAAATAGCATTTCCAGTATCTTTTGAAACTGTTTTTAATTCAGTGAGTGATTTTTTTACCGAAGCTATATTTCCGTTAATCTCTTTTGTATCTAATCCAAGCTTTATCTGTTCTAATTTTATATTAGAAAGCTCTTTTAGATTTAATTCAGCCTCTTTTATTTTTTTATTTAAGTCCGAATTGTCAGCTCCGATTTGTATTTCAAGTCCTGCCATTATCCTTTTTGTTTTAAGTAATCTTGCATAGCGTCTAAGAATCTTTGTTTTTGGCTTTCTGTAATCGTCATTCCTTGTTTTCGATCAATTCCTAAAGGCATAAACTGATTCAATGATTTAGGAAGTTTCTTTGGGTTCATATGACTTCCAGTTGTCGCACACCATCCAATAAATCGAACTTTTTCCCATTCCCGTTCCTGCACTCTTTTATAAGCAAATAGGCGAATCTGAAACTCCGCAAAACTCATGTCGTAAACACGCTTCATTGTGGGTATTCCAAGTTCGCCTATAGCAAATGAAATAACGTCTTTCTGAAAATCTACTTTTTCGCTTTCGTTACTTTTTTTTTATCTTCACTATCGTCTTGAGGAACGTCTTTTGTCATGGCGATAATATAAGCATTAAACCAATCTTTAAAGAATTGACCTCCCATACCTCCGTTATCATCAATGTGTTCAAAAACATCATCTAAAGTAAAATCAGTAGGAAGCCCTAATCTTTTACAAGCGTATAAACGGGAATAGTAAATTAATTTAGGCATTAACAACTCGTCAGACTCAGCCGACAATTCGTTTAGTTGCTTTCCTGTTCCTGTTACTACTTCATTTAGGAATCCAAGCCCTAAATAATACCAAATGCCTAATATTTCTATTTTTGTTTTATTCATATTATGGTATAATTGGATCGGTTGTAACAATAGAACCAGAACCGTCAATAGTCAATGAAAATGTTGCAAACTCATCACCTGCTGGAGCTTCTAAACCTAATGAAGTGATAATACCAGTCCCAAAATAAGCTAATGAAGCACTTCCTGAGTCCATTTTCCAAGTAACAATATCTTTTGCTTGTTGAACTTCTAAAAGGTAATCATGAGAAGCTTTTGTATCATCGCCTCCAACACTTGTAGTGTCGATTGCGATAGCATCGGCTTGTAGTGTATACGAAAATATACCTGCTTGTTTTTCAACAACTCCAGGGGCGCATTTTGTCTGAGCCTCAATTATTCCCAATTCAGTATCTAATGAATTTGAAGTTAAACAAGCAACAGGACGGTACAAAGTGCCATCATGCACATAAAGGATAAGTCCTTCGCCTTTTATTTTATCTGCCATTGTATTTTTATTTTAAAGTTAAATTTAGTCTTATAAAACTACGAAATATATTTTCAGTATCAGTTACTGTTTCTAATTGATTTTCATAAGTGATATTTTGCGTAACATTTGTAAATCCTGCAACAGTAATTTTAGGGTTTAATAATGTCATTACGGCACTTTCAATATCATTTAATAAAACTCTACTCCCATAATTTCCAGAACTTGATGTTTTGGTGTAGATTTCAATTAACATTGATGTTTCCCAATCATACTCGCACTTAGTGGATTTTAACACTTCTTTTGTTTGAGCTGTCAATAAGATATACTCGGTTAAATTAGCATTGCCAGTAACTCTACTATCAAAACATTTAATCGTTTTTGTATTAACAACAATATTGTTAGTTAAGTCAAAAACAGCTTTTCTAATATATTTATCTGGATTAACTGTTACTGCCATGTTGTAAAAGTACAAAAAATTATTATATCTTTTTATTTAATTTCTTTAATGCGCTTTCAAGGTTTTTTAAATAATCTGCCTTACCTTTCTGATATGCTGGATATAAAAATGGTTGTGGATTTACGCCAGCACCTAATATCTTTGCAAAAATAGGATAAGCAGCTTCTTCTGGTATTCCTTTTGCTCTGCACCATACTTTAATTGCCTCCAATCCTTGTTCAAACGTCCCTTGTTTCTTGCTTTTAAATGAATTCGCCATATCCGCAAACTCAGCAGGGATTTTTACTTTTGTTCCTGTTCCAAACTCCATATAAGCTCCGTATAATTCATTTACAGTTACTTTATATAATGCTGGCTTTACTTTTTCATTCGATATAGATTGAGCTAATTTACCAAAGTTTTTAGGAGCTAATTTCTTTGCATCTCCTTCGATTTGATAGGCTATTGCTTGGGTTTCTGCGTTGATTGTTTTTTCGGCTTTTTCTCCAAACTTTCTTAATTCTGAAATAGTTGAATTTAAGTCTTTAATTTCCATTAGCTATGATATTTATTTCTCTAAATAGTTCATCATTGTAACGAATATCGTTTACTACACGGTTAACGCCTCGATATGTAATACTTAGATTATCTAAATCAGGTGTTAAAATAGAATTTGCACGAATATTAAAACTCCAATTATCTTTTATGTCACTTTTACCAATTGAATTATCACGAAAAGCACTATTTTGCTTAACCTCCGCCCAAAACGAACCTAAAGAAACATTTGTAGCAACATTGCCGCCGTAACCATCTGGAGTATCAGTAGTTTTAAATATTTCTATTTTTCGGCTGTATTTTCTACTTAGCATCTATATTATTTTGGTTGTTTATTACGCTAACTAAATCACTTCCTTTTATTTCAAAAGTAACACTTGGCTTTTCTAAATTAACTTCAAACTCTAAAACACCTACAGTTATTTCGTCAATTCCTTGTGTTATAGTTGTACGTATTAAAGCAGGTAATTTAACACCTCTAAAATAAGCAAAATGAATCCCATTTTCGTTTCTGATTTCTATCTTTTCTTTGCCCATTACAAAAATCTTTTATTTAAATCTAAAGCCTCTTTTACGCTCTCTGGAATCAAAGTAGAATTAACTTGTTTTTCGCTTTCATAATACCAAACTTTAATCATTTGTAACATAGGTTGTATTAAATCATCTGGGACTGTATTTAAAGCATATCCTACGTTTAATTCAACAGTTTTAACGTCTGGATAGATAGTATATAACGAACGAACACAAGCCCAAGGAGCAGGATTTGTTACGATGCTATTTATTGGGTAATCATAAACTTTTACTTGACAAGCTCCATTGTAAACCTTATCACGTGGAAAAAGAATGTGATTAGTAAGTTTTTCAACAAATAAACAAGAAGCATTAATCATTGAAGTAATTAAAGCATCATCTTCAGTTAATGAAGCGTCAATCCTTAAATAGTTCTTTGCTGTAACTAATGGTATTACGGTTAAATAACTCATTTTTTACGTTTTTTATTCAATGATTTTATTTCTTTATCAGCTTGTTCTGGAGCTTTTCGTGTAACAATTCCTTTTGTACCATCTTGTGAATCTTTGAACGTATCTGATTCAATACGCCCTTCTTTCACTAATGCATAGGCTTGCTCATCTGACAACTCAATATCATCCCCTTTTTCGTAGTTCTTTTTATCAGACAACTTAAAAAACGGTGTTAATACTTTATATTTTTTCATAGTATTTAGTTTTGATATTCAAAGATAGTAAAAAAATTGTTTGCGTATTTAAAAAATAGTTATACATTTGTCGTGTTAAGAAGTCGGAAGCTTAACATTGAAAACATTAATAAGACTCTTTAGAACTGCCGACTCAGTTTTATTGGGTCTTTTTTAATTTATATAGTTATGAAACAAACTTATCACTGTTCGTCTATTATTAGAGTAAAAAGATGGCAATTAGAGCTTAACCAAGAGAAAATAAGTAAAATACTCCATAGAAGATTAAATAAATTAGTTTATCAAAATTACACTGTAGATTATTGCTTTAATTTTCATTTTGACATATATGAATATGATGCGGATAATATTATAAAAGATTTAATAACTGTTCGTTTAAAATGTGAAGTAATGATTAAATAAACAATCATGGCAAAGTTTTTATTAGATATCCCAGAAATAACAAAAAGAGAAGTAGTAGATAATTTCCCACTTCATAATGGTAGTAAATACGAAAAATTAACCATTTCACTAGAGTTTTTAAGTAGTGGAAATACAACTGTATATTCAGATTATGAAATACTAACGGCTATAAGAATAGCGTTAAACGAACTAAAAGTAGAGAAATTATGAAAGATAAAACTATTTGGTATTTCGGAATACTTATGTTTGTAATAGGTATTTTTATAGGATTCAACATTAAACTTATTATTAGTTTGTAAACAAAAAAAGCCACTCATTACAAGTGGCTTTTAATCTCCTTTCTGTTAAATTAAACTGCGGTAAAATCTCCATAAACCAATGCTGCTGGTTGCTCAACTGCTAACGCTGTTTGAGACTCAATACGAGCAGTAATGTTATTTGTAACAAAGTTAGTTCCTTCAACTTCTGAGAACTCTACAGACAAACCTTGTGTATTGATTTTGTTAACTCTATTCCAATCACCTACAAAGTATTTATTAGCTACTAACCAAGTCGCTTTGTAAATTGGAATACCGTTGATTCTTAATTGACCACCGTCAAAAGTTACAACACCGGGCAAACCATATCCTGCTCCTGTTGATTTTTCAGTTTTCAAGATATCCCAATAATCAGAAGGTCTGATAACGATTCCGTTTACAGGGAAGTTTGCATTCTCTTGTTTTGCGATTTCGTTAATCAACATTTCAATTTTATTTTTCCCTGTTATAATCTCAGTTGATGCAGTTGCAGCAGCAGCTAAAACAGCGTTAAAAATTGAATTCTCAGCAATGAAATAATCACGTCTTAATGCTTTTGGAATAAAAGAAGTTAAGAAAGGCAAGTTATTAGCCATTTTTTTAGAATAGCGAGTGAAACCAGCAATAAAGTCAGTATTCACATCAACCATTGTAAAATCGTAATCTCTTTGCGCTTTTGAACTTCCTTCTGTTTGAGTTGCAATAGTTCCTTCACCAGCTCCTTCACGCGGGAATGTATAAGTACCCCCTTCGATGTTAACGCTTCCAACCAAGTCAGATACGTTTACCAATTGACCCGGAATCATTACAACGTCCATGTTGTAATCTTTAGGCTGCGCTCCTGTTAAGTTAGCTCCTAAAGTCATGTTTCCAACAACTTTCAACTGAATAGATTTACCTTTACGAACATCTTTTACCTCGTTAAATCCTTCTGTAATAGATTTAACCATGTTTTCATTATATCCAGCTTCAACTGATTGAGCTGATTTATTTTGAAGTTTCAAATCTAAAGAGTCTGCGTGATCTTGAACTGCTTTTAATTTCAATTCAAATTCTTCTTTAGTTGTTTTCAATTCTAATGCAAAAGCATCTTTTTGCTCAGTAGTTGATGCATTCCATTTTACTTCCAAAGCGTCTACAGCTGTTTTTACCTCTACAGCTGATTTATTTTCTAATGCCGTTTTGATGTTTGTTAATTCGGCTTTTAATTGGATTTCGTCCATGTTATTTTAAATTTAATGATTGTGTAAATGATTTTAAAGTGTCTAAAATAATCGGCTTGTCAATCAAAGTGTTAGGATCTAACGGCTCATCAGAAAGTGATTTTAATATTGTTTCAATTTGCAATAAACGATTGTCTGAATAAGGCAAATTATATGCTTTTGTTAGTAATTCCATCATTCCATAGTGTGATTTAATGGATTTTATTCCTTGAACAGTTGCTAATGAATTTGCCCCCCATGATGAAAGAAACGAATATTCCATTAACT